TGACCCCAGCATCTCTTCAAGTAAGTCATCACAAGAGGCAAGGCGCACTGCTCTACCCTCGTTCCCGAGTGTTATGCCAACAGAGTGCAATTCCCTATGTGGCCGTGGTTCTCTCAATTGTGGGGTCATGGTTACTCTTTCCAGAACCACCTGAGTGCGACAATAGCGCATACCAGTATCGAGCCGTAGTAAACCCATAGCCATTTGGCGCTCATTGGGCTTGCCTGCCTAGTCGTGCTGCAATTAGGTCTAACTGGTTTGGTCGCCAAACGTAGTGCTCGATGCCTGCGTTCAGTAGGGCTTCTGCCCACAGTTTCTGGTCATGGCTGAGGCGTCCGTCTTGGCTTTTGAGTTCGGCCATGATGAATCCTCTTTTTGGGTGGCACAGTACAAGGTCGGGAAATCCTTTGCCGTCTGAGCGCCACACACCGGGTCGAACCATTTTGGGGGATGCGTGGAAGATGAGCCACGAATTCATTTTGGCGATTTGCTCGACAGCGTCTTGAAATAGACGCTCACTGGCGTCATGCATTGGGGGCATTGTTCAACTGCTTTGTTAGTTGGCGATTCACTCGCATGAGCCTGCCACATTCCTCAGCAAGAATTGAGCATTGTTTTGCCATGTTGCCGACACAGTGACAGTTGGGGTCTGTGTTTAGTGTTGCTTCACAGTCGGGATAGTGGTAATGCCCATTCAGGGCGTAGGGCATCATTTCTTGCTCGACTGTCCGAGCAGTAGCCCAGTCATGAAGACAGCAAAAACCATGATTACGAAGCCTAGAAACTCAGTCATTATCAGCCTCTTTTAGAAGTTCAATGACATTTAGCAAATTTTGTACATCTAAGCGTAGGCGTTCTATTTCATCGGCTGCTTCTTCGTAAATTGTTGGGACACGCACCATGTGGGGGTGGTGAATCTGGTACAAATTGCTCACTTTGGCTTGCAAACGCAAACGAAAAGCAATGTCGTTTTGTAGTTGGGTCAAAATGTCATCAGCCATTAGAACGGCTCTTCCTCTGGCAATGGCACTTCTTCAGGCTCATTGTTTTTTAGGGCTTCAATAGCCTTGCTGATTTTAAACTTGTCCCACGATGCCAGGTCAAGTGGGGGCAACTTGCCTGCCTCCTTCAACAACTTCTTGTAAAGCCACACCTGCTTGTCGCTAGGAGCGTTCGCTGGGCGTTCCGTAGTGACACCATCGGCGCTGGTCGTGGTCACACGCTGCACCTTGGTCATCTCTTCACGACTCGGACGCTTGTTGATGTCTGACCCTGCATACCCGGCATTAGCCAACGCACGGCCTACAGCGCCTGTCTCACAGTTCTCTAGGTGACTGGTTTTGTTGATGTGTCCCTCACCACGAATCTCTTCAGCCCAGCCTGTAGCGATGAGCACGTCATTTTCGTATAGCGATGCTGAGAAGACGGCTGAGTTTTGCAGGTAGTGCACAAGGTCGGTGATGACTCTTGGTTGGACGCTTCGCACATGGCAGTCTTTGAGCCATCTGTCGAGTCGGTGTGCTACTGGTTCGTAGTCTTCAAGATTGAACGCCATCAGATGAGACCTTTTGCGTACAGTTCTGATGCTTGCTTTGCAGAGTCCAGAATAAACTGTGCAAGTGCGTTCGGGTCGTCTTTCTTAGCGACAGATAGTTGCCCGATGGCGTACTCGACGGCTTCACGTTCTTGGAAACGCATCTCTATTTCTAGTTTCGCAGCCAAAATGCCGAGAGTGTGTATTGCTTCTGAATGTGTCATTGTTTCCCTCACTGACTCGATGCGCTATTTGCAGCGCCTTATTTTTATAACAGATGGGTGGTTGGATTTGCAAAGTTGGTCATTCAAACCGTTGCAGTTGTTCTTGATAGCACCCCAACCGTACAGCCCCACTGGGTAGCGATACTGGCCACGCTCAGTGTGACCGTGGAAAGCAATTCTGTCCACGCCACGAGCCTGCTGTGCAAACGTCAACAAATGCGCTTTGCGATTCGGGGTGTTGTTCCAGTAGTCCCAAGTGCGCCTGTAAATGCCAAACGCCGTCACATAAGAGCGAGTCGAGTGACGTGTGTTATTTCCAGTTTCGCAACGTGCTAGGTCTAAGTACCATTCTTTCCCCATTGGGTGGTTCCAGTCTTCTTTAGCAGCCGATGGTGCTGGAGCGAGTAGGGCAGTGAAAAGCGTGAACGCCATGATGAACTTTGTCAATCCTCAAAAACTTCTATTGGCAATCCCCAAGTTCCCCAACTATCTTGCCGGGTGGCCACGGAGGCCTGAACTATCAGATTTGTCTCAGGGTCGATAAACACCTGAACGAGTGTTGTTCTGTCTTTTGACACTAACGGAAGATAGGTCAGGACAAGTGGCTTTTCGCTCATGCGTCGTACCATTCCTCTGTCATCATTTGTTTTACTTGGTCTGGGGTTAGCAGAAACCCTCTACTGGGGTGGTCTGAACCCTTAGCAAAATCCCATTTCTCAATGTGGCCTTTGTTCAGTCGAAGATACTTTTTGAGTCGTGCCACGCTGACCAATGAGAAAGCACCGGGGGCGTATCGGTAGGCCCACCATTCTGCTTTTGTGACGTTGATACCTGATTGACACCATTCGCCACGGTCGTTCATGCATTGGGTTTCAATGGTCATTTTGCCGTTTCGGTAACGGTCTGCTTTGACTTCTACTTTTGACCCTTGGACAGAGTTGAAGAAAGCAACCAGTTCGGCTTCTGCTCCTTGGCCGTATGCCAAGTCAACTTTGAAGTCGAATTGTGGGTTGTACCCTGTTTGCGTTTTGGTCATGGTTTCCCTCCATCAGCCCATTATGACTGATGTGAGTGTCAGTTTGGAGGATGCGACTCTAGGCGTAGGAGGGAAACACGCCACGCCTAGAGCCTGTCAGAGTTGGCTATGCCTTGTCTGAGTTGGGTTTTGGCAAGGCTCGCCATGCTGCTTCGAGCGCTTTAGCGTCTTTTGCCAAGTCCATTTCAAGTTCAAAGTGAAGCCATGCGCCACCGAATGAACCTGCGTTGTCTGTTTTGTTGAAGATTTTGACGCCTTTTGTGCCTTCTCCACGGCTACAGCGATAGCCACGCCCATAGGCCGTCTGGTCGCTGTCAGGCTGTTTGGGGTCTCTGTAGGCGTAGTCGTGCAGTTCGCACAGTCCTAGGGCTTCTGAGTGCTCAATGAACCAATCCCACGCCTCCTTGGCTTGTGCCCTGCCTGCTCTGGTCTTCGGGTAGCCAATGTCTCCAGCGACGCCAAGTGAATGCACGGACAACGTCTTTTTGCCTCTCATGTTTCGCACAACCCATGTGCCTAGGTTGGTGAAGCCCCAGCGCCGTTTGCATAGGTCAACGAACTTTTCGGTGCCTGGCAGTTTGCCTGTGCCGGGTGTGGTCACTGGATAGTAGGGGTATTTACGAGGCACTAGGTGGGTCTTTCGGTTTGTCTTTGAGGCCGTTACCTGCGAGTACACCGATGAGGCCACCTGCGAGGGTCATGAGCATTGGTGAAAGCACTGCCCATGCTTCGGCATCGTTTGGTGCTTGGTCGAGTGGTTGGGTGACAAATAGCAGGCCGTAGATGAGTGATGCGATGGCCATCACGAATGAGATTGTGAGTCCAGCAGCAACAAAGAGAATGATGCGTGCTTTGATTTCTTCGTTTGTTAGGCGTTGTTTAGGCACAGCGTCCTCCTCCTATTTGTACTTGTGTTCCGATGGTTTCGGGGGCTTTGTTTTTGATGCGTTCGCAGTTCACTCTTGTACGGTCTGCGCAACTACTCAGGACGAGGGAAGTCAATAGCGTCAGGGATAGCAGCGATTTCTTCATCTGTCATTTCTCTTTCAGTTGTCTCGCCTGTTAGGCAGTCGTATTGGTGAATGGTTGGTTTTGGGTCGCTCATGGTTTCCTGTATCCGTAGATAGTGATAGTGCCTGTGATGTTGCCTGATGCTGGTGCAAGGTAAAGCCCTGTATAGGCCGTAGTTGTTGTTGTTAGTTGATTTGCATAGGTGATTAAACCACTGTCGCCTGCGTAAGAGTTGCCCCTTGCCTCAGTTCTTACGCCTGAAACATTGGGTCGGAAGATTGTTGTCTGTGAGTTGCTGTATTGAGCTGCTGTCGTTCCGTGATTAGCGTTGAACC